TTACATTAGAGAAGTTGTTATCTAACTGAGATAACGGTATGGCAGTAGTTGCCGTGGCAAACGTGTTAGGTATGGTGACTTTAGCGGTCATGGTTTAGTACCTCGCTCTCAATTCGTATTCAAAGTTCATTCCGTTGTAGATAAAAGCTGCGCTGTTTGAAGTCAGCGTCATACCAAGATACTTCCCATATTGTTGTGCATCTGACTTATAAAGGAAATACCCTGAGTTGATCCAGTCAATCTCGGCGTTGACGTTGTTAGTCCACGGGATCGTGTCATTGTTTAGGTTGTACCAAATCACGCCAGAAGACAAAACAATCTGAGAAGATGATCTGTTTTCATTGTCCACCGTGGCATAACAGATTGCACCAGAAGTAGAGGTCAACTCTACCCCAATCTTAAGCGCCTGCTTGTCCCTGATCGGATCACCCATCGGCAACAAGGCGGTCTGCACCGTGCTGGCTATAGAGGCACTAGTGTTAGCATACATGTTTACAAAGTCTGTGCCACGGGTGCCATACGCCTCAATCGTGCCACCAAGAGGACTACTGACAATGTATTTGAGCGTGTTAGATTGATTGGTGATAAACCATTTCTTGTCAAAAAAGATGGCTTGTACAAAACGACTAGAGCCTGTGTAGTAGTTTGTGCGAAAGTTAAAAGCGGCGCACAAGATGTTGTTTAACAAGATTTGGCAAGCAGAGATGGGATAGCTGAAGTCAATGGATGGGAAAATCCCGTCAAGCGCATCGCTGATCTTGCTAGTCGTAGAGCCCACCAAGGCATACATGCCATAGCGGTTCATAAACAGAATTGAACGGAAGTAAGGGAATATGGCATCTGGTAGGTCTGAACCGATAGATGCCGAGATATTGGTGTTAGAAAAGAGTGTCTCACCAGAGGTAGAAGACACCCGAACATCTGAGAAGACATTAATCGAATCACTACCGAACACATATAGAAAGTTGTTAGCACTCACTAACTGAATGATGTTGCCGTGTAGCGTAGAGTCGGTTAGTGTGATGTTACCGGCTGAGATGGTTCCAAAGTCATTGTAGGAGTCAGCAGCCGAATAATAGACAGTTCGATTATCTGAAATCCAGACTCGACCAGAGAAAGTGGCAATCGCTTGTCCTACTTGACTAAAAAGCGTGGCAGTAGCGTTTGCGTTACCTGCGCTGAAACTGACCGTTACATTGGCAGAGTTGGTGTAGCCCGATCCGGACTCGGTAATCGTTACGCTTCCAACCGCATTGCCCGTGAGGGTAGCAACCGCAGTCGCCTGTACTCCATTCGCTTCATCTGGGGCAGAAATTGTCACATTCGGCGCAGACGTATAACCGCTGCCACCACTAGTGATAGTGACGGACAGAACACTACCTACAGAGGTCAGGTTAGTACCATTCCACGTTTTATAGCCATTGTTAGGATCAATGAACAAGACTCGTTCATTCTTCCATTGTGTAACTTGCACCCCACTGTTGGAGAATGTTGAGGCATTGGCAATGTTGCCTAACGTATTGCCAGCAGTCAGGTTTACATATTGCGCTGCACCGTTATCCAGCATGGCAACGATCACATCTGTATTGACGTTAGCCAGATTGATAGAAGCAGAAAACAGGGAAACCACATTCCCACTGAAAGTGACGTTGGCTACCGTTTCTTGAGCAGGCACCACCCGCATGTTGCCAAAGCCAATAGGCATGGCATTTTCAATGTAAGAGAACTCGTCTGCACCAATAGCCGTTCTATTGGCCTTGGTGTCCATTCCTTTGAAGTCTTTGGTGACTTGGTAGCGTTTAGACTGTTCTGCAGACTGAGCCATCTACTACCTCGATGAGTAGGTGTAGGGGTTGTACATTCTGCGGGTAAAGGTTGAGTTGAGCACAGCCTGAACCTGTTTGTTGTACTGTGCTTGGAAAATTTCAGCCTCACCGTAAGACTGCTCTTGATACTTGGCTTGAAACGCTGCGTAATATTTGACTGGCGTGGTATACGGGTCTTGGATAACTTCTACAGAGTTATCGTTAACCAGAGGGTCTGGCAAAACCACCGTGTCAAGTTCTGCCACATAAAGCTGGTCTGGCACAGGCTGAACGTAGATTTGTCCTTGCCCGTATTGAGAGAAGGCGATGGGCCTGCCGACATAGTTCTGCCAGTAGCGCAATTCAGTATTAAATTGCGTCCAAGGGCGATACAGAAGTGGGACTCGACTGTTCCCCCAGTAAATATTGATGTTGATGGTATCTAGGTTACGAGAAGGCGTTTGAGCCAAAGTAGCCGTAGCTGTAGCGTTTCCGGTGAGCGTGACTGTAGGCGTTGTAGAGTAGCCAGAACCCGGATTGGTAACAGCAATTGAGGCTACAGAGCCATTGCCATTGAGAACTGCAACTGCCTCGGCTGGTACGCCAAGTGCAGAAGATGGGTTTGCAACCGTTACTGTGGGAGCAGTATTGCCATAGCCAGAGCCGCCAGAAACAACAGTAACGCTATCAAGATATCCGTTGGGTAATTGGGATAGGGTAAAAGTCTCAACATTTTGGAGAAAGTTGACCTGCCGAATGTAACGCAGGCATCCCGTATCCCTAACAATACGCTCCCTAGCAGCGTTAATATACGCCGTAAGATCAGAGTCAGACCAGAAGTTTCCAGCCGCATCGTGAAGTAACCGGCGTACTTCTGTAATGTATCCAGACAAAGTTGCCATAACTTCCTCATATCATCTTAGAACTTCAACCCAAGAAAGTGAGTGTTCACTCACCTTCAAGGGCATCCATTCCCACCGGGGCTGGTAAGTGGCTATTTCCGATAACAAAGTTCTTACAAAGTAACAATGTCACCATACAGGCTAATATCGCATGTGACTGCAGTATTGCCCGTTGAAACATTTACATACAACACCTGACTAGTCTGTACGTTAGAGTTCGCAGCGCTTGACAGAACAAGGTCTTTATACCCGTTAGCAATAGCCGTAGAACCTAACGCTGCATCAGCAGCAATGGCAGTGCCCGCACCACTTGCAGAGGTGAAGACACCGACATTGGTAGCATTTGCAGTACCAGAGAAATTCGACAGGGTGATGCGCCGCACAATGTACTTAGTCGCTTCTTGGGCAACCAGAGTGGTAACGTCTCCCGTAGAAGCAAGATTTACTGATTGCTTCGTAGCGAGGCGAACATTACCAAACGAGTTGGGATAGAGCGAACTTACATGATTAGCGTTCATGTCGAACCTCCTTTAGGTGTTGTACTGACCAGTAGCGTTCACGGAAGGATTGACCGTCAGAGCAGTAACCGTCTTAGCGCCAGCCTGAGTACCAGTCAGACGCACGTTTACTCCGTCAGAGATCACCATACCGCCGGTACCGTTGGCATACAGGGTTGACCAAGTATTGCCGGTACTAGCGGTTTGGATTTCCACGTTTACGTTAGTGGTTGCAGCCAGCAAGTAGGTGCCAGCAGTAATCACGACAGAGGTGGTATTCGGAACCGAGAAGGTTCTGGTTAGGAAATACGCACCAGTCGAGTTAGCGTTTGCACCTGCAATGATGATTTTATTAAGAGCCAAAGCCATTTTCTATCTCCCTTATAGTGACAGATAGTTATAACCAGTGACCGCTGTCATGGATTTCGGCTTTGTGCTAACCAGTTCAGCAATGGTCAGAACTGCACCGACATATCCAATCTGCCAGTTTGGTAGGGTGGACTCAAAACCCGTGAACGCAAACGAACCCTGCTCATGGATATAGAGCGACAGGTAGTTGTTGTTCAGCAGATACAGAGTTCCCTCTGGGCAGTAGGGGTCAGGATAGATGGGCACGCCAGCAACCATCAGGGCACGGAAAGCAGCCTGTGCGCCGTTAGGATCACTAGTAAATGCGGAACCCGGAGTAATAACGTACTGCTCTTGACCGACAAAGTCTTGAGCAAGCAGCGTCCAAGTGCCGAATCCGCAAACGCCAAACGAAGGAACTTCCGCACAGTTTTTCACCGTACCGGAGATGTACTGCAGCAAGTTCTGACGAGTGGGGTTGACGGAGCCAGCGGCATAAGCCTTGGACTGCCACCAGCTATAAGAAGAACGGTCAATGTTACCGTAGGTGCCAGTAGCGGAAACCGCAGCGGGCAGGCCGGTAAATTGCTGAGTATCGCTGGTGTTGTTATACAGAGAGTAAGCCATTGAGTCCAGCATGACGTTGGTCGCATCATTCATACGAGCCTCGATCAGGGGGACGATAGCGTAATCTTGCTGCACTGCACCTTCCATTCCGAGGAACGGTACGGGGCAAATCATCAGCTTGAGGTTGAACTCAGCGTTGTAAGCACCCTGCTGAACGCTCGGTTGAGCGAAAGAGCCAGAGTAGTCAGACCACTGAGCGTTGACGAATTGAGCGCCCTGAACAGGAACGGTCACCGAGGACACACCGCCGGAAGCCTGCTGGCTATTAGCAAGCAGAGCAGCCATTAGAGGTGTCGAGTTATAAATTTGCACCACCATCTTCGGGATAAATGCACGCCGAGTAACGTAGGTCAACTCGTTAAACTGTGTACTTCCCGTAGCTGGAATGATGCCGCCGCCTATAGCCATATCATTCTCCTAAAAATTTAAGCCCCATTTACTTCTACAAACCGATTGGACGAGGAGCCTTACGCAATTCTTCAAAGGCTTTCATCGCTTCTTCTCTGGCAGCGACTACTGGATTCTTCATGTAGCCGTTGACATCAAACTGTTGCATGACTGGCTTAGGGAAAGCACTGGGAGTGGGCGTTGCAGTTTCTTGCATCCACTTCCAATAATCTGCCGCAGCGTCATGGTTAGTAATACCTTTTTCCAGCATCACCTTCTCGATGGCCTCAATGTCCTCAGAAGACCTAGCCTTGCCGGATGCTTTGAGAGCATCACGCCGCTTGGAGAGTTCTTCACGGGCATCTTTTTCAGCCAGCTTTGCTTCCATAGCCTGCAACTTTTGTTCGTAAGTACTCGCTAACTTATGGGCGGTATCTTCGACTTCTAGTTCAGGAATGGGAAGGTCAGGACGAACCCTTTTGGTCAAACGCAGAAAGTCTTTACGAGTTTCTTTGTTCTCAGCCAAGGTTTTGCTCAAAAGAGCGAGTTCTTCCAGTTGTTCTGCTGTGTAGTTTTCCAGACTCATAGTTAGCCCCTTCCTAGAGTTAGATTACTTTTTTGGTATCGCCGGGTTTAGAAAGCGTCATCTTGTTCTTAGCGGTTGCATCGCTAGGAGTGTTGAGGCCGCCCATTTCGCTAAACCGGGGAGGGTTGGCAATTTGCCCGTTGTCCTTCTTGTTATCAACTGGGCCACGGATATGGCTTGCGCCACGGGGTTTGAACAAGTCCATGATAAATCTCCTTTACATGGGTGAAGTAGGTTGACCTGCCGGTGGTTGTGGAGGCATCGGTGGTTGAACAGACGGTTGAGACTGAACCACTTTCTGCTCCGGTGTTGCACCCGCCGCTTGAGGCAGCGTTTGCATCATCTGAATAATCTCGGACGGGATCAGTTCTTGAGTCCTTGCCTCTGGCTTTCCAAAGGTCTTAGCTAGACTTTTGACTGTATCCATAATGGCTTTGCCTTCCTCGGTATCAGAACCAAGCGCAGGCAGAGATTGCTGAAGCAAATCCATAGCAATCTGAATATTGATCTTGGCAGCAGCCCTCTCACCCTCTTTGGGTTCGGGCGTACTCATGGGAGCGCCAGTGGGAGGCGTTTCAGCTTCAGCAAGGGAAGACGGAGGCGTGACGGGGGCTGCATTAGCATCCCGTTGCATTAACTGCATCACTTTCTTGTCCTGACCGTCCATAAACCCCCCAGTTAGTACTCACTTACGACAAAGGTTAAAAAAAAAGCATATTTTGTCAAGGGGTGGACTAGCCACCCCCCGAATGGAAGCCCCGGAGGGCTACCAATTACTTGCGAGCCTTACGGCCTTTGCGAGCTTTGCGTGCCATGATCGAATCTCCTCGATTGCGGCGGCCACTTAGTTCATAGGGCAAGCAGCCACACCCTTTTTCCCAAACTGGGAACCTTTAACGCCGGGTCTTCCGACCACGCTTCATTTTCTTAGCGTACATAGTCTTCTCCTAGAGAGTTAGCCCCTGCCATAACTACGTTGCGTGCGGTCTGACTTTACTTGACCGATACGTTTTTGAGTATAGGTGACTGTAGGAGTCCT